GCAAGCAAACAACGTTTTCTTCAAAGGATTTAAAACAAGAATCGAAAGGTCTCCATGGTTCGTAGGAAAATATGAGCCAAAGGCTTCTGAGATTAAATTTGATAAAAGCGTCAACGTATATTCTGGACACTCTGAGAGGGAAGCTTGGGAAGGTTATAACGTAATAGCCGTAATCCTAGATGAAATATCAGGCTTTGCCACAGAAAATACTACTGGCCACGATCAAGCCAAGACTGCTGATGCTATATATTCAATGTATCGTGGATCTGTTATTTCTCGTTTTCCAGACTTCGGAAAGGTAATTTTGCTTTCTTTCCCTCGTTTTAAGAATGACCCTATTCAAAAGTTTTATGATGCGGTGGTGGCAGAAAAAGATACCATCGTAAGAAGCAAGTTATTAAAGATGGACGAGGATTTGCCAGAAGGAACAGAAGGTAATGAGATTACAGTAGAATGGGAAGAAGATCATATTAAATCATATCTATTCCCTAGAACCTATGCAATTAAAAGACCAACATGGGAAGTAAATCCAACTAAAAAGATTGAAGACTTTAAAGTAGACTTTTATAGAGATATGCCAGATGCCCTAAGCAGGTTTGCCTGTATGCCACCAGAGGCTATAGATGCATTCTTTAAGTCAAGGGAAAAAATTGAAAAGGCTTTTAATAACACAGCATTAGCTATTGATGAATTTGGAAGAATGGAATCATGGTTCCAGCCAGATCCAGAAAAAGAATATTTCATGCACGTAGACCTTGCACAAAAGCATGACCATTGTGCTGTAGCAATGTCACATGTTAGAAATTGGGTAAACATAAAAGTTACCGACACATATTCTCAACCAGCACCAATCGTAGAGGTTGATGCGGTAAGATATTGGACTCCAACTGCAGATAAATCTGTCGACTTCTCTGAAGTAAGAGACTACATACTTTCTTTAAGAGCAGCAGGATTTAATATTAAGGTTTGCAGTTTTGACCGATGGAATTCTCATGACATGATGCAGCAACTAAAGGCATACGGAATTAATACAGAGACATTGTCTGTTGCCAAAAAGCATTATGATGATATGGCTATGATTGTTTTAGAAGAAAGATTATCTGGACCTCATGTGCCACTATTGATAGATGAGCTGTTGCAATTAAAGATCATGAGAGATAAGGTAGACCACCCTAGAAAAGGGTCTAAAGACTTGGCGGATGCAGTTTGCGGTTCTATTTATAATGCTATAAGTAAAACCAAAAAAGATAATATCGATGAGGTACAAATACATACTTACGACTCTCTAACGTGGGATAGAGAAGAAGAAGTTGCAACGAGAAGCAATGTTATTCGTGCTCCAAAGATGCCAGATCACCTAAAAGATGTACTAGAAGGAATGGAAATAGTATGAGTATATATCAAGATAAAGCTAAAGAATGTAAATGTTGTGGCAAGCATGTTCCACTTCCAACGGTATTAAAAGAGTACAACGGGGTGATGCTTTGCCCAACGACATTTGCAAATGTAATAGAATATAAGAGACTATGGAAAACTATTGGCTCCAGGCCACCTGGTAGCACTAGAAAACATTTTTCTGATTATGTTCAACAATTGGTTGAAAATACCATTGACAAAAATGATGACGGGACGATACAGTAATGTCAGAAAACAAAGAATCAATACACAAAGAAAACATACTGAAGCTTAGGGCTGAGGGCAAAACCTATACAGAAATACAGAAGATATTAGGCTGCTCAAAAGGAACTATCTCGTATCACCTTGGCGATGGTCAAAAGCAAGGAGATGGCTAAATGCGATATAGTATGTGCTAACTGCCACTCTATTAGAACCTATAATAGAAACCAAAATCGTATAGGTACTATCTAGGAGTATAATAGGAATATGGACTACAGTTCAGAAGATTATGAAGATGATATGAGGCTGGCCCACTATATTGAAATAGGTGCTGTCGAAGTGGCTGGAGTTGCAGAAGACGGCGAAATGATATTTGCAATTAGCGAAGATGCTAAGGACATAGCCCCAGAATTATGGGAAGCTCATATGGAATATGTAGATAAAACTCTTTTAGATCTGTATGAAAAAGAATTAATTAATATAGAATATGATGAAAATCTAGAAGCAACTATAACCTTGAGCGATGAAGGACTTAGGATTGCAAAAGAAAAAGGTGTATTGCCAATTGATATACCAGAAATACCAAATAACTAGGAGGAAATATGCCATACGACGTTAAACAAAATGTAGCAGGATGCAAAGGTTGGGCAGTAGTAAATGAAAATGGCGAACTTAAAGGATGTCACCCAAGCAAGTCAAGAGCAGCTGCACATCAAAGAGCCCTATATGCTGCGACAGCCAACGAAGAAAAAATGAAAGAAAAAAAGAAGAAAATCTTCTAGACTTTTAAAATTCAGATTTGATATAATATATGTGGGTCGCCAATAGGGGCCCACATAAATTAACTTATTCGCTTAATAGGAGGAATAAAATGGTAACAACATATACATGGGACCTTTTTAAGGACCCATTTTTTATTGGCTTCAATCGTGAACTAGATAGACTTTCAAGAGTTCACAGCCACGCATCAAACTCAACATATCCACCATACAATGTCATTAAGACAGATGATGAGGATAAATTCATGATCGAAATTGCAGTAGCTGGATTTGCTAAAGAAGATCTAGACATTTCTGTAAAGGATCAAACACTAACCGTTAAGGGTGAAATTAAAGAAGCTAAGGATGATGCTAAATTTGTGCATCGTGGAATTGCTGCTCGTAAATTTACCCGTGAATTTGCCCTTGGTGAGTACATCGAGGTAATTGGTGCGAAGGTCGAAAATGGCATGCTTACAATTGATTTAGAGCGTGTAATTCCTGATGAGGAAAAGCCAAAGACAATCAAAATCAAATAAATAGTATAATAAAGGTCTGCATCCCGTCACTGGGAAGTCGCAGACTATAAGCGGGCTGCTACCCGTGGATACACCTGAGCATGTGTCTAAACTGCTCTTCAAAATTTAAGGAGAATCGTGTACGAATATAGAATCAAGCAAGTTACAAAAATAGTTGATGGCGATACCATCGACGTGGACATAGATCTTGGATTTAGCATCTCTTATTCACAGAGGTTGCGTCTTGCTGGTATTGATACTCCAGAATCTAGAACAACAGATAAGTTTGAAAAAACACTTGGCCTAGAGTCAAAAGAATATCTTAAATCAAAGTTTAAAGAAGCAAAAGACATAGTTGTTAAGACAGAGCTTCCAGATAGTTCAGAAAAGTATGGAAGAATTCTTGGGTGGGTCTATGTTAACGGAAGTTCAAAGTCTGTTAACGAACAAATGATAGAAGACGGATATGCCTGGTCATATATGGGTGAAACCAAGGTAAAGGACTTCTCAGTCCTTGCGGAAAAAAGGAAAAAGAGCGGTAAGTAATGCCATCGTACGACTATAAATGCACAATTTGTAATCACAGCAAGGAAATTAATAAGCCAATTAGCGAGGCAACAATGACTGAACTTTGTGACAAGTGTGGTGCTGCAATGGTTAAGCAGTTTGGAACATTCGGTATCCAGTTTAAAGGTTCTGGGTTTTACAAAACAGACAACAAAAAGTAGTTAACTAATTTCATTTAACATGTTTTAGATGTTATAATTCAAATGTTACTTAAACAAGTTATGTAACATTTGAGGTAGTTAATTGACTAGAAAGATCAGGCTATTCTTGCTGGGCGCTCTCGTGAGCGGCTGGCTTTTTTTAGTTGCACCTACAATAGTATATGCTAATGAGACTGGTGGATCAGAGCAGGTAGTTGTAAGTCCAGCACAACAGGCGGTCAACACGGCACTTGAAACAGCTACAACAGAGGTTCAGCAGGCAGTTGATGCAACTGCTAGCGCTACTACAGAAATATCACAGGCGCAAGCCGATTTACCTATAGCTCAGGCGGCAGTATCAGATATATCTCCAGCAATAACAGCGGCACAATCTGATGTAAATCAAATACAGACAGATATCAATACAATAAATTCAGTAGACTTACAAACAAATCCAATTGATCAAAGCTCTCAAGCAATTCAGGATGCTAAGCAAAATGTATTAGATGCAATGGCAACAGTTGCCATACTTGCTTCAGAAATATCTCAGGCAGAGCAAGCAGCTAATGAAGGAGCAAATTATTATTCTACTCCGAATGCGCCTTCAGTTTCTATTGCTGGATGGGACTGGACTACTTGGAGTACAGGAACTGGAATTACATATTCAACAACAGGTTCATCATTAGATATTGCATGGGATCTTCGTCCATATCCACAACAAGATGCTTCAACTCAAATGGTTCAAATTAGATTTAATGCGGATGTAAATCCAAATGATGGTGCATGGATGGCAAATGTAACTGCCACTGGACCAATTCCAAATGGTGCTAGATTTAATTATAGAGAAACTACCAATGGAACAATTATTCCGATTGAAGATACAAATACTGGTTCTGGTTTTGCTGGACAAATAAGTCAGGGTACTGCATTTACTCCATATGTAGATCCAAATACATCAACTGTTCAGGCAGCAGTAGATGCGGCAAATGCAGCTATTACACAATTAAACCAAAGCCTTAGTCCAGTTGTTGCTCAAAATTCTATAAACAACTCTGCTCTTTCTACATTACAATCTGGAATTAATTCGATAAATAATACTATTAATTCTGCCAACTCTACAAAAAATAGCCTTCAGTCTACTTTAACAACTAGATCTAGTGATTTAACTTCAGCTATAAATAATAATATCCCTACCCCTGCTCCAATATTAGCAGAGCCAGTAATTGATGGTACTACAGTAACAATTGTTCCTGAATTACCAACAGGGTACACAGCAAATACTTGGTTTTATCAAGTAGTAACGGATGACCCTAATGCGGTAAATCCATATGAAGGGCAGACACTAAATACTGATGGAGCTCCAGAATCTATTCAGTTAACTGGATTGACAGAAGGAGCAACATATACAATAAGAGTTGCTAACTGGTCTGGACCTGTCAGTCAATATGCCGAGACTGTTATTTCAATTCCAACAACACAGAGCTCTAATTTAACTAGCGGATCTTCTTATGTTCCAGTTGATAACAGCGAACAAACTCCACCAGACGAGACCAATCCAAATGAAGGTGAGAATACAGAAACTGAACCGACTCCTGATGATCCTGATCTCTCAGAACCAATTCAAGAGCCTGAATCTCCCGAAACGGATACACCTGAACCTGATGAGTCTTCATCCAACGACGAACAAGATAGTACTCCTGAAGAAAATGTGGATGAGTCTGATGAAAGTTCACAAGAAGATAATACACTATCTGTTGAAGAAATACAAGAAGCAATAACTGAATTTATTGAAGATGGAAACATAACAGCGGGAGATGCAGAAGCAATAATAGAAGCATTGTCAGCCGATGGAGAAATATCTTCAGAAGAAGTAGCTAATTTGTCCGAAGCTTTAGCAGAAGATGGAGTACTTACTTTAGTAGAAAAAGATATTGTTGCCGAAGCATTGGTTGAGTCTGCAGATGGCTCTGCAATAGAAGCCGCAGATATAGCAGCAGCAGGTCTTGAATACCGTGATCTTCCACCACAAATTCCAGTGGAGGTAAGAGAAGATGCTAATGGAAATTCAGTAGTTATTACAGCAGAAGTAGCATCAGCATTATTAACATTAGAAAGTCCAGCTGCTCTTGTAGGAGCAATTGCTGGATGTTTTAATCCAGATGAAGCAATTGAAGGTTTAACAGAAGAACAAAAGTGTGAGGTATTTAAAGCACTAGCAAATATTGGTGCAGATATGAGCCCACAGGAAAGACAAAAGGCTAAGGAAGTGCTTGTTGCAGCAGTTTTAGTTGGGCAAGTAATTCTTGGTAGCTCAATTTTGAGAATAAGGGGGTAAATATGAACTGGTTGAAAAAGAGATTATTGGCTATTCTTAGCGAGAACTTTACATTCCTAGGCTTTTTCGTAGCATGGGTTGTTCTAGAGGGTAGCGCAAAAACAGTAGTCGGATACGTGACCCTGGCCTCAGTAGCCCTATGGTTTTTAACTATAGGTATTAGAGAAAGGGCCGAAAAAGAAGAAGAATAGCAATATTAAGCCAAATTTGCTATAATGGTTCTATGAAAAAATTAAAGGTGTTTTTGGCGTCTAGCCTTTTAGTAGTATCTTTAAGTGGATGTGGATATGATGGTCACTACCGATATCCATGCCAAGATCCTGCTAATTGGGAAAATTAGGATCTATTCTATTTATTACTGCAGTAGGTATCATGTACGCCTTGATATTTGTTACACAACCAATTACTGGTCAATCAGAGAACGATAAAATGTTCTTTAATGTTCTTGGAAGCGTAGCAACATTTATTACAGGAACTTTGGCTGGTCTATTAATTGGACAAAGTGGCGCAAAGGATGTTATGGCAGCTCAATTAGCAAACAAAGAAGTTGATGCTAAAAATACACAGGCGGATAAAAAACTAGAAGCAGAAATTGATGAAGCAAAAGCACGTAGGCTAGCAAAGCCAGATGGCGAAATGCCAGCAGAACAACCAGTTGATACTGATTGGGAT